CTTGCAAGTGATGATGGTCTTGAGACAGCAGTTGCCATAAGTTTATTTACAGATAAAAGAGTGACAGATGAAGAACTCCCCTTTGGCCATAAGACCAAAAAAGGTTGGTGGGGAGATATGTATCCTGAGATTGATCTTGATAAGATTGGCTCCAGGCTATGGACTCTTGATCCTGGAAAAAGGACTAATGATACCTTGAGAAGATCTGAGGACTTTGCAAAAGAGGGTCTTAAATGGATGCTTGAGGATGGTATTGCCAATACCATTAATGTCAATTCAGAGTATAATGAAAATATGCATCTCATAATTAATATAGAGATTATAAGACCTGATGGGCTTACATCTAGTTTTGAAGTTTTATGGGATGCTCAAGAGATAAGGAGATCTTAAATGGCATTTACAAGGCCTACACTTGATCAATTGATTGATAGAGTAAAGACCGATATTAAAGGCGGTCTTGATCTCACAACTATTCTTAGGAGATCTTTTCTTGGAGTAATTTCAAGAGCTCTTGCAGGACTTTCTCATTTACTTCATGGGTATTTAGATTGGATATCTTTACAGGTTTTCCCTGATACAGCAGAGAAAGAAAATCTTGATAGATGGGCATCTATTTGGGGAGTGCAAAGAAAAGAGGCAACATTTGCTGAGCTTGAAATTACTATCACAGGTAATGAGGGTGGTGTTGTACCAATTAATACAATTTATCAAAGAGAGGATGGGGTCCAATATCATTTGGATGCTGAGGTAATTATCCCTGTAGGATTATCAATCACAGGTAAAGTTATTGCAGAGGATAGCGGCTCAAATAGTAATTTACTTGTAGCTGATGCCATCTCTCTTTTATCCCCAATATCAAATATTGATAGTGATGCTGATATCTCAGCAATAGTAATTGAGGCAGATGATACTGAGTCAGATGACTCTCTTAGGGCAAGATTAATTACCAGACTTCAATTGCCTCCTCTTGGAGGATCTGTCAATGATTATGAGCAATGGGCACTTGAAGTTACAGGAGTGACAAGGGCATGGGTTTTACCTATTCATCTAGGGGCAGGTACAGTTGGTGTCAGTTTTGTTGAGGATGATGAAATCCCTATAATCCCATCAGCTCCAAAGGTCCAGGAGGTTGATGATTATATTGATGTAAGGAGACCTGTCACAGCTTTAGTGACTGTCTTTGCACCAACAGCGGCCCCAATGGATCTAAATATTAAAATTAAGCCTAATACAACTGAGGTGCAAGATAATATTACTAATGAGCTTGAGGACCTTGTAAAGAGAGATGCTTCTCTTGCAGGTGCTTACAAGTCTCCAAGTGAGACCCATGATGGCTCTATACTTTTATCAAAAATAAATCAAGCAATTAGCATTGCAGTAGGAGTTGAGGATCATGAAATTGATACCATCAATGCAGCTCCCCCTGCCAATGTTGTACCATCGAGTGGTGAGCTTGTTACATTAGGGACGATTACATGGCAAACTCTAGCGTAAAAGAGCAGAGATACCAAAAACTTTTAAAAAAGTTATTCCCTCAAGGATGGGCATGGCAGAGAAAAAGTGACTCTGATAGTACCATGTCAAAACTATTAGACTCTCTTGCTCTTGAATATTGTAGAGTAGATGATAGAGGTCTTGACCTCATTAATGAGGTTGATCCAAATACTACCTTTGAGCTCCTTGAAGATTGGGAGAGGCTCCTAGGTCTACCTGATGAATGTACACCAATAGATGAATTTCTCACTCTCCAAGAGAGGAGACAAAGAGTGCTCCAAGTCCTTACTACAAGAGGCGGTCAAAATGCTGAGTTTTATAAAACTCTTGCCTCAAATTTTGGCTTTGATATTGGAGTCCTTGAGGTCAAAGATAATCCTCCATTTAGAGCAGGCATAGGTAGGGCAGGTGATGCTTTGACCAATGGCCTTTGGAGATACGCTTTTATTATTGAGGCCCCATCTGACTCAATAATAAAATTTAGAGCAGGATTATCCAGGGCAGGTGATCCATTACTCAAAGTCAGCAATGCGACTCTTGAGTGCTTAATACAAAAACATAAACCTGCACATACTATAGCAATTTTTACTTTTGGAAATTAGGAGGCAACAATGTTTAGAATAGACTCAGAGGGAGCCACCATTGACAACAAATTTACAGAGGGTGATCCTGGATTATCTATACCTGCAACTGTTGTCTCTGATGAATGGCTTAATCATGTACAGGAGGAGATTACACAATTTATAGAGTACACAGGTATTACTCTATCAAAGGCAGATGATAATCAACTCCAAAAATCTTTAGTAGAATTTTTCTTAATGGGAGGGAGTGCATCTCCTGTCTCACAGGCATTAAGCAATAATGCAGGTCCTCTTGATGTAGTAGGATTTGATTTTGATAGTGCTGCTATTAAGGGAAAAGTTGCTTTCTATAATATTGAAAGAAAAACAGATACTCAAAACGTCCAGGAGACAGGTCTGATTTTTATTACAAGAGATAGTGCTGATAGTCTTTGGAGGATATCAAATATGTCTTTCCATGATGATGCAGGCGTTGTCTTTAGTGAGACTCTTGATGCAGGATCAGTTAGTAAATTACAATATACTACTGATGATCTGACAGGGACTACTTACTCAGGGCAAATAGATTTAACAGCAGTTTTTGAATTTAGAATATAGGGGGAGCAATGAAGTTATTTAATTTTATTTTTGTATGGCTCCTGATTTTTTCATCTATCACATTTGCAGCAAAGATTGGAGATGATGAGTTAAAGATTGGAAAGTCAGGATCAGCAGCAGACAAGATCATTAAGCTTGGAGAAGATAGGCTTATTAGATCAAATGAGAGTACAGGAAATCTTGAGTTTTCAAATGACACAGGATCTCTTTGGAAAAAGATAGGGTCTGGTACAGGTGCAGGTGGTGCAGGGGGAGTCAATATCCTTTCAAATGCATCCTTTGAGGATGGTCTTACCAACTGGACTAATTCAGGTGGTACACTTACTCAGGAGACTTATACTAATGGGCTTGATGGAAATACTAAGTATGCTCGATTTGTTGCCACAGGTGCAGGTCAGTATGTTGAGACAGATCTTACTACCTTTCATGATAATTTATCAGGTGGTGGTATGGGAGATTTTAAATATCTCCAAGGTGATAATGCTTTTGTTTATAAAGTCATCAATGGATCTGCAGGGGTAATTTCATCAGGTGATATTTCTGATCTTACCTCATGGCTTAAAGCTCCTACAATAACCTTTGATATCCCATCACAGGCAAAACTTAGAATTGAGTCAACAGGTGCAGGTACAATTGATTTTGATGAGGCTTATCTTGGATCTAATAAGAATATTTCTCCTGTTGGAAAAGGCTCTTATTTTGTTGGTAGTATTACTTATCCTGCTCAATCTATAGATGCATTAAACTCATCAACTTCATGGACATCATTATCCTTTGCCTCTTTGCCATTATCAATAACTACAATAGGTGATGTAGCTCTTGTGAACTCAGGTCAGGATGTTGCAATCACTATCCCTAATGCAAAAAAAGGAACTTATGTTATTAATCTTCATGGTGAGTTATTCCAGACAAATTCAGGGGATAACGTTGGCTCATGGAGAGTACATGATGGCACAGCATCTTATCAAGAAAGTATTGAGGGTGTTATTAATGTTGAGGCTTACACATATTTTGGAGATAAAACCTTTAGTATTCCTGTTACAAGTGATGGGAGTATCACTTTTGCTATCCAAAACAAGTCAAATACAGGATCAGTTGGAGCAGTAAGGCTATCCACAGCAGGGGCAAAAATTTCAGTTCAATATTACCCCTCTGGGTCAGAGACAGTTGAGGCATTTACTCCTGAGCAAGCTGATTTTTTTATAAGTGGATCTATTGGGGGAGGTAATGCCTCACTGTTAAATAGTGCATCGGAAACACCGATTGAGAGTAGCTCGTTATCAATGATTTTAAAGGATGGGATTGCAACAATACCTTGCTCTGGTACAAACTTATCAACAGGTCTTACTTGCTCCGTAGGCAATGAGAGCGTTGGCGTTGTATTTAATGCTCCATTATCGGGAGTTTATGAGATATGTATGAGGGCACTGGCCGATGGTGCGTCCGCCCATGGTGTCAGAATAGTTGAAACAGAAAATGCAGCACAGACAATTTTGAACACATCTACACAAATGGCGTATTTATCACAAGATCAGTGGTTTAGTATTTGTGCGCCAATGGATGTTAATAGCTCCGGTAAAAAAACCTTTAGACTTTTTTCAAAAGGATCAACCGCAAGTGTGTTCGTCATGGATAGAGCTGCTGCAGTTTGGGGTCGAGAGCTTGCTTTTACGGTAAAATTATTAAGTCACAATGTCTCAAGACCAATAATCCAAAACATGGTTGATACTAGTGTTGGGAGTGGGGTTAGGCATGATGGATGCAGGGTAAATGAGTCGGGAAGCACATACAGTTTTGATCTGGCCAGTGGGATGTGTGATAGTTGGTTTGCAAGTTTATCGAATAATGGATCTGGTGATATTGATTTGGTGTTTATAAACAGTGGTGATTATTCTTGCTCAGTATCAGGGGCTAGTCCTACTCGTAGCATAGCAATACAGTATCCAGATAATACAAAAATTAATATTTTGTCATCAAGAACTTCAGATCAAGTACCAAGCGATCAAGCATTTAGTGTTTTATGTAGTAAGAAAAGATAAGGAGCTTAATAATGAGATTTATACTTTTATTTTTAATTAGTTTTTCAGCATTTGCAAATTATGCTCTCAAGACAGAAATTGAGAGTAAGTCAATCGGTAAGGTCTATTTAAAAAGACCAAAAACAGGTGACTATCTAAAGCTACCAAAAGGATTTCACTCCAACTATTACAAAATAATTAATGAGATGATCTCTGATATTGATCAACCTATCTATGAGGCAAAGTCAAATATCATTTCTTGCTCTGCAATTATTGATGATCCTGCAACAATAGAAATTGATGAGACTAAATCTCAAGAGCAAGACTGTATAGATAAAGCTGCAATACATATCTGTGATACAGAGACAGGTCATTACATGGTAAGAGCTGAGAATAATTCAGAGGTCTATTGCACTAAATTGCTTGGATATGTCCAGGTCTTATCAGGTAGTAAGGTTGTGGTAGAGGATGCAGCTTTAAAGAACTCCTATGAGGCAGCAAAGACCTTACAGGAGGTAATGGATAGTGCAGTCAATGCCAAAGTTAAAGATATGGATTTTGGCAGAAAGCTTTATGCAATTGTTAAAGTCTCTAGTGATGTAAAAGGTCTTAGTAAGGGGCTAAGAAAGCAGCTTAAGACTGATCTCAAGGAAATCAAAGAGGATTTACTTGATGGAGATATTTGCATGGCAAAAGATGGAGTCATTGCACTTACAGCAAATGGTACAACTATCCTACAAAGTGACATTGATGATATTATTGCCAGGATAGATACTTATAAAAGTTGTATGTGATGAGTGCTGCTGCATGGATTTCAATAGGATCTGTTTTATTTTTATCACTAACTGCTGTGGTTGGATTTTTTTTAAAGCAATTTTTCCTTAGGATTGATAAATTAATTGATGGTCTATCTAAGAAATTAGATAAATCAATCATGACTTTAACAAGTCTTGATAAATCAGTTGCATTAATCCAAAAAGATTTGGTGTTTTTCAGAAAAGAGCTTGATGAGTTTTCTGATTTTAAAAAATCAACTAGTGGTGAGATCTTTGAAATTAGGCAAAAAATCCATCAACATGGAAATGAGATTAATTCAATGAATTTGAAAGTTATTGAGTGCAAAGAGTGTCACTCAGTTTAATCATAATCCAATGAGGGGGATACAATGAATGATGAAGTAAAAAAGTATGATGTGAAAAATACTCTTGAAGTAATGAAATTAGGTGCATCTATTAGTAAGGCAATTAAAAATGCTCAGGCAGATGGAAAGGTTGATGCAAATGATATGATCCATCTCATCCCTGTAATGGCAGATGTAGGGCCTGCAATTGAGGGTATCTCGCTTGTATCTAAAGAGATCATGGACCTTGATATGGAGGAAAGTGAGATGCTTATTACTGAGGCAGGTAAGATGGTTGGTGAGGTTCTTGAAAAAGAGGCCCTAATTAAGAAAATTAATGCATGGATTAAAGCAGGTCTGGCAATCCTTGAGGCAGTTAATGCTTAGGCATTTATAATTGACTCTTAATTGCTCCAGGGGCCTATGGCCCCTTTTTTTTATAGGAGGATGATGTGGATTATTTTGGTCTTGCATTAAGTTTTGGAGAAAAACTCCTAGGACATCTACCTAATTATGATCAAAAAATATTAAAGAAATTTCACAAGCTTAAAAAGCAATATATTATTGAAAAGAAAAAGGCTTATCCTCAAAGAGATGATGACAAGATCCTTTCACTTAAAGATGAGTTGGGTATCTATCTTGAGGAAATCAACATGGAGGCAAATAAATGAGACAATTAATCTTAATCCTCTTCATGATATTTATAATTGATGCATGTGCAGCATGGGGAGGTAAAAAACCTCAGTATCCTGAGAGATCTCTTCAAAATAAGATGTACCATCTTTGTCAAGATTTTGAGGTTGAGGACCCGATTGGTAAAGTATGCAATCATTGGTGTCCTAAGAAGAGATGCACTCAAATAGACCAATTTAAGCTTACTATAAAGGATCTGAGAGATCCTGAGGTCTTTAAATGGTTCAGGGCAGGGGGATTTGTTCTAATAAAAGAGGATCAATTTCTCTGATAGATTGATTAAAAAATGGACTTTGGGTAAAATATAGAAAAGGCATATTTTTTCTTAAAGGCCCATAAATCAAGAGGATTTAATAACTAATGTCAATTTTACTGCCTAGTAATATTTCTGCTGAAAGTGCTGCAAAGCTCAAGATCAAGAAAATTGCATCTGAGGTAATAGCATTATTTGAATTGATTAAATTAGACTCAAATACTCATGCATCAAAAGCAGACATTACTTCATATACTAATGCCAAGGTAATAGGGATTGCCATTGAGTCAGCAATTATAGGCCAAGAATTTGAGATACAATTATTTGGAGTAGTAGAGGACCCTAGTTTTTTATTTACTTTAGGAGAGCCTTTATTTTTACAATCCTTGAGTGGAATAGGAGAGACAGCTCCATCTGCATCAGGTCAATTTATTACAAATGTAGGTCAATCATTAGGGGCAGGTGGTATCTTCATAGATATCATTGATCCAGTGGAGATTATATGACCTATAAATTAATTGCAAAACTTGCAGGTAAAGATATTCTAGTTGATCCATTACAAGCAAGTGGAGCAAATATAGTCTTGCCCGATGTACCATGTGAGGCAAGTGTCTATGTAAAAGCAGCAGTCATTATGCAGGTCTCAGGGATAGCAAAAAATGCTATTGCAGACTCTCTTTCTAACTCAAATGTAATAGGGATAGTTGAGGCAAAAGGAGACCTCAGTCATTGTGATATCAGAGTCCTTGGTATTACTGCAGATATTTTTTCAGGATTAGATGTCACTAAAGAGTATTATTTAAGTGATGGAGTTGCAGGGGCAATTACAAATATCCCTCCAACTGCAAGTGGTAGTGTTTTATTAAAACTAGGTCAACCATTTAGTGCAGATGAATTTCTAGTATCTAAGGGCCAAAGTACAGTGAGGTTGTAAATGACAAAGAAAAAGGCAGCAAAGAAAGTTGAAAAAGTTGAGCAAAGAACTCATCTCACAGATATTGAGATGCTTAGAATTGAAAACAATTCATTAAAAGTTGAATTGTTTAATACTAAAGCAGCATTAATAGACAAGGTTAGTCGGCTTAATGCTATCTCAGTGGAAAAGCAGAGCCATGAGGTAATGCTTGAATTAAACAAAGCAAAGAATGAGAGAAAAGATTATAATATAAAAATCAAGGATGAAATGGGGCTTCAATCCGAAACATGGGGCTATGACCCAATAACAGGAGAGGTTAAATCATGAGTGAAAAATTTATTAAAATTGGGCCAAATGGGGAAAACCAGGAGGTCTTAGGTTATTTAACAAGTGAATTTATTGATGAGTCTGCAGGTGCAGGTGATGCAGGCAAGCCAATTATGCTTGATGCTGCAGGTAAAATTGCTGCATCTATGATTGATCCAGGCAATGTTGCCCATGACTCTACCAGTGGAATGGCAGCGTCAATAGGACATACATCTTTCCCTTTGCTTAATGGTACAAGACCATTTACAGCAAAAATTGCTTATGTCTCACATCCATCATTTACAATAGATACTGAATTAATTGATAAAAAATATGTTGATGATCTTGCATTGGGATTTGACTGGCTCCCATCTGTACAGACACGTCTTGCAAATCCTCCAGGAGTTCCTGGTACAGGTGACAGGTATATGATTGTTACACCTGCAACAGGTGCATGGCTTGGTAAAGAGGATCAGATTGCTCAATGGTCAGGTACTGCATGGGAGTTCACAATACCAAATGCAGGTAATACTGTAATTGTTGAAGATGTACCAGGGTCTCAGTTTACTTATGATGGAGTGAATTGGATTGAGCAAAATTTTGAAAGCACTACAGTTGGTGATGGTCTACAGATTTCAGGTAATGAGATTTCTATTGATCCAACTCTTGCAGGTGATGGGCTTGGATATCTTACAGGTGTAATGAAAGTCAATGTTGATGATGCCTCTCTTGAAATAGATACAGATATCGTTAGAGTAAAAGCACTTGGTATCACAGATGCTATGCTTGCAGGATCTATCTCTGATGGAAAGCTTGCAGAGGATTATATCAAAACATCTGAGGTTGATGGTGTAACAATTGAATTTGGCACATCTCTTAATGTAAAAGATGATGGTATCAATGCTCTTAAGATTGATTGGGGTGTTGGAGCAAATCAGGTAAGTGCAACTGATGTACCAATTGCAGATGCAGGTGGGCATACAGCAGAGACAGAGGTTGAGGGAGCATTACAAGAGCTCTATGGATTAATTGGAGAGCGTGGTGTTGAGCTTACCTCTGCAGGTGTATCCAAGGGAGATCTTCTTTATGTGAGTGCAGCAAACACTCTTGCAAAATATGCAACTATTACTACTTTTCATAAAGCAGTAGGGCTTGCAAATGCAACAGTAGGTGCAGCATCTCCTGTTAAATCATTAAGCAATGATACTTTACTTGCAGGTGTCCTTTCAGGTGCAACTCCTGGGGATGTTTATTATTGGGATGGCAGTAACCATGTCAACTCAATACCTGCTACAAGTGGGGCCTATGTTATTCAGACAGGTATTGCAGCAAATTTAAATGATCTTTATGTTGAGGTGCGCCCAATCAAAAAGAACATTTAGGAGTAATTAAAAATGGCAAGGCATCCTAAGTTTGGAGTTTTAGAGATAGATGGCGAAGAGCTTGGGGGGCCTGTTGAATACGTCCCAGTAAGCGAGGATGTATACTATGACCCTAGTTACAGCGAGACGGTCAAGACAAGAATTGATCGTTTTGCTGATGGCTATGGTGATTTTTTTAAATGGTCTTTAGATCAAGATTTAATTATCCCTGGCAACAGAAGTAAAATTGTTGCCAGGAAAATTCAACTTAATAACTTCAAGCTTGAGTTAGAGCTTGGGGCAAAATTGGAAATATCATGAGTGAATTAGTTTTTAATAAGCTTGCCTCACCACCATCAACTCCTCCTGTTGGAAAGGTAATTGTTTTTGTAAATGTAGATGGCAATGCACAGTTGAAAGATGAGAATGGTGATACGAGAGGATTTGATAAGATCTATGGCAGTAATTATAAGCAAGATTACAATGATCAGACAATTACTAATACAAGTGCAATACCATTACTATATTCATCAATGACAATGGTTGATGTACCTGCAGGTGCCATGGTTAAAATAGAGGCCTTTGCTGTATGGAATATGTCAGTCACTAATAAACTATTTAATTCAATCCTTTATGTAAATGGGGTTGAAATTGGTAGGATGTCAGAGAAAACAAATGATACAGGGAATGATGTGAGAAATCCTAGAAGTGGGTTTTTCTTTTTTCCAAATCCAGTGACCCAAAACTTATTGGTTGAGCTTAAATTTGCACCTGTATCATCAGGGCCTACTGCTACCATGTACTATGGAGCAATTGAAGGAAAGAGGGTTGAGTAATGGAAAAGTACTACTACACTAAAGAAGTTGTTGGGACGATATTACAAGAAATAATTGATCTCAATAATATCTTAAGACCATTAATAAAAAATGTATCAGTAACAAATAATGCAGATGGATCAATCCCTGATGACAACATTGAGATCTCAACTGATATTGTACTTGATAGCACTCAGCTTGATGAACTTGCATCTATAATTAATGCTTACTCTGCATCTCATGCATTAGTTATTAGATATGGGATTGAGACAAATATAATGACTCCTGCAATGATGTATGGATATACTTTTTTATCTAAATTATCGGCCAATAATATTTATCTAGGTAAAACTGCTGAGCAAATTAATGCTCTACTTGCAACTTATCCATCTTTAATTCATGCTGCACTTACAGGATCTTTAAATTCACTATATGCAATCATATCTGCAATGACTCCTGATGCAAATATCTCTCAGGATGAGATAGATGAATTTCAATTAAGATTAGAAATCTACCTAGGATTGGCATAATGTACGTCTATATTTTAAAATGTAAATCAACATCAAGGTTTGCCCCTTTCTCATGGTTGGTACAATTTTTCCAAAAGACTAAATGGTCTCATTATGCCCTAGAATATGATTTTGATCATAAGACCAAAGTCACAGATGCCTCAAGAAAAGGGATAAGAAAAATGCCTGTATCTAAATGGGCAAAGAAATATAAAGTTTATCATCGAATAAAAATAAAGCTCCCTTGTGATCCCTATGATTTTAATGAATGGATATTATCAAAGATTGGTATCAAATATGGATACTTTCAATTAATTGGAATAGAGTTCATTACTATGGGCATCATTAAAAGAAATCCTTTTGGTAGAAATATGAAAAATCTAGTCTGTCATGAATGGGTACTTGTGATCTTAGCAAGATTTCTTAAAATAGATATTGGTGATAGTGATGATTATGATTTTAAGAAAGCTGATAAAATAATAGATAGCGTTGATGAATATAGGATAAATTACAATGGCAATTGAAAAAGCAATAGGAGAGGCCCTAAATCTACAAGCTCAATTATTTGATGTTGATAGATCTATGCCATTAAGGATCTTCACTGATCTAATTAGGGCAAATGGCTCTCTTATTGATACCATAGAACTCTCCTATACTTCAAAGGGTGTCTTTGTTAACACATCTGAGATAATGCCAGGAGAGCAGACTGTGCTCGCTAAGCACTATGTCTTTAATGATGATGGCATTACTCTCAATGATAATTATCAGGTAGGTGAGGACCGATATGATATCAAAGTCTCAGTATCTGATATTGCAATTAATAGGGTCTCTGTACTTGAGGCAGAGGTTGAATTATTAAATGAGATTGAGATTGAGATTGCTCCCTCAGAGGTTATTGCTGATTTTGGAGCGTCAACTGATGTAGAGGCATTTTTCTATAAAGATGAATTGGAATATTTTTTGGATAATAATGAATACATAGGAGAGTCATAATGACCTGTGAAGTAATGAATGTAATAAAAATAACTCAAGGATCAAAAGAAGATATCCTAATTAGGCTCAAAGATCCAAATACAGGTGAGAGATTTGATCTAACACAATTTGAGTCAGCTAAGGCAATCTTTAAGACTACTAATGGAGTCACAATTGAAAAGACAATTGCTTGGCCAGTAACAGATCCAAAATTAGGTGTAGTGACTTTTTCTCTTGTCTCAGCAGATACCGATCAATTTGATACAGAGATGAGAGATTTTGAGTTGCTCTTTGTTTATACAGGTGCAGCAAATAATCATATAGTAATCCTTAAGGACTCAATTGAGGTAGAGGCAAGGCTCTAAATGATGGGCCTGTACTATTTTTTAATGATGATGCTATTATTTACAGCAATGGCAATAATAGTCTCTTTTCCTGATGCATAGGAGGGATTACTCAATCCCTCTGGCCTTTTTAAGAGCTATGAGCTCCTTGGTCTTTTCTACAAGTCCATAACAACTACTAGTTTGATTGAGAGTGATCTTGATGGACTCAGCAATAATTTCTTGCTCGAGATCCTTAAGAGCATCTTTTTTTGAGACTTTCTCATCAGGTGTTGTCTCAGGATTTTCATTAGGTAAAAAATCCTGTTGATTATCCATAGTAGAATTTTGAGTCTTATTTGACTTCTTTGACATATCGCCCCCTTGATATATTTGAATAGGTAAATAGTAGGAAAAATATGAGGATTTGCAAGTAATTAATTTTTATCTGGACAGATCATGTGAAAATAAACAACGATTTTAATGTGTAAAAAATATAGCATATTTTAATTAGGGGTTGACATGGAGAAGATAAGGCAGGGCATCAAGCAACTGGCAAAAGACAAGGGATGGATGTACGTTGCCATTCTTTTTGGAGAGAAATCAACTAGTAATGTGCAGAGATGGGCAAATCCTAAAGGCAAATTTCCAATGTCAAAAAAGGCCCTCATTGAGACTGTCCTCAGGTCTGAGGGAGTTCTTGAATGAGTTTTTTCCAAAAAATAACAAGAGGCAGGATAAAAAAACCTCTCTTCATGGTGCTCTATTCATCAGGAGGGGTAGGAAAAACCCAGGTAGGGCACTCCTTTCCTGATCCTTTCTTTTATGATTTTGAAGAGTCTACCCATAATATTGACGTAAAACGTCACAGACCAACTCACTTTGAGGAGGTCCTTACAGACCTCCAAGAGGTCTTAGATGAAAAAGAAATTACTGATTTCAAATCTATAATTTTTGATACAGTTGATGAACTTGAGAGATTGATCCATAAGCATGTGGCCAAAGATAAAAAGAAAAATTCTATTGAAGATATAGGATGGCAAAAAGGCTATGACATTGCCATTACATATTGGGCAGAGCTCATTTCTCTTTGTAGGCAAATAAGAGATAAGCATAAAATCCATTTTTGTTTCCTTGCTCACTCCTTTGATAGATCTAGTACCTATATTGAAAATGGGGAGTCATATCTAAGACACTCCATGG